ATTCCTAAAGCAAAGATGGAAAGTCAAGCTCTATTTGTTAGTCTTGGTCCAGTTATCAACAAGCTATCAGCAAGCACTTTACAAGAACAAGGTGTACTGGCAAACTGTCATGTCAATGTTGTACAATTACAGGATAAAGTTGAGTTCCCTAATTATCAAACAGAGTTAAAGCATCTGCTGGAAGACTCTGTTCGTTTAGATACAGTAGCAGGTCTTATCAACAAGCTGAAGGAAAGCGGCAATACACTGGTTCTAGTTGACCGGGTGAATGCTGGAACTGAATTAGTCAATCGTATCCCGGATGCTGTATTTATCAGTGGTGGC